GTTTCTAGGTCTGTGACGGAATTGGGTACGACGAGTTACTATTATCAGAAAACTGGAGAATCGCGTGTTGCGACCTACAGTAACTGTAAGATAGGCCTTCGATACACAATCGACTCCGGACTTAGAGCGTTCGCTGCGCAAACTGGTTTTACAAACCCCATTAATCTTGCGTGGGAAGTGCTTCCGTACAGCTTTGTTGTGGATTGGTTCCTCCCGATAGGCCCATACCTCGAGACGCTTAGTGCGTTCGACGGGTTGGCTTTCCTTGACGGATGGGTGACCAACGCAACGGTGCAGTACACTTCAGGGTACCACAACTATTACGGCAGGTTTCCGGTGCAGCAAAACCCCGAGTACACGATGTTCACCAAACAAGCGAGGTATTGGCGTGAATACATTGTTATTAGCCGTGAGAAGCTTTTCAGCTTCCCCGCGGCCACAATGCCCACGTTCAAGAACCCACTGTCAGTGACTCATGTCCTCAACGGGCTCGCTTTGCTTCGGGCTGCCTTTAAGTAGTTGAGAGATTGGACCCTACTCACTTGTTTGAAATAAGGAGTACTTACATGGCCCAAAGAGTGCCCATGTTGCTTTCCACGCTTCTATCCACCACTCATCTCACGACGAGTGCGACGATCGGTGTGGACAAAACGTTTAGCCCCGAAGGGTTTGTTGCCCCGGGGGTTTCACGGTATGTCGATCGTAGCGGTGGTATTGCCAAGGGTTTCCCTTGGTTCACCGTCTCGCTGCGCCCGCCTACGAAGGCGAGCTCAGTGTACAGATTGACAATGAAGTTGGGTGTGCCTCACCTGGAAACTGTGACGGCATCGACTGCATCGGGTATTGTGCCCGTTGCACCGGTGGCCTATCAGGACCAGGCGATCTGCGAGTTCCTGCTGTCTGATCGAGGTACGGCGGCCGAAAGAGCAATCTTTCTAAGCCTCTTTATCTCGACTTTGATGGCGACTATCACTGCCAGTGACGCGGTCCCGACAGATCCAACGTCGAGTCCGATCCCTGGTATGATAGCCAACTTCGACCCGCCTTACTAACGGGTCTTAGGGAACTATACACCTATCATGTCTAATGAAAAGCATGATCGAGCCTATCTTAAAAGGCTCAAGAGTTATCGTGTACCCTCGGTCATCACAGACGAGGCCATTGCGCTTTACCTGGAATCCCTAAGTTGTCCTCGAGCTCTTACAGTTGCGATGCTTTACCGTTACGGTGAGCATTTACAGCTTGCGGAGCTTAAGTTCGACCCTCTCTGGTTTAATACGCTGGAGAGCCTGAGGGATGCCTACGCTGCCACGATTTTCCTATCCAAGGCCGAATTTCTTGAAACAGGCCTAGATCTGGAGGCTCGTGCGCTGGAGAAGTTCGCGAACTTTGAACACTCCTGTAGGATTACCAACGTCTTCTTCAGACGGCTAGAATACGATCCGTTATTCACGGGTCGTATCGTGTGGCTCCATAATGAAGTCGCTCGGAAAATTTCTAGCATTCTTGGAGACGCTGATTATCTGGGAATCGCGCTTGGGTCTAATTGGGGCCCTGGCAGCTCGACGGTAATTCCGAAGAGATATGCCAGTTCGACCAATAAGTTCCAGTTCGAAACTGGGATAACACGACAGTTGTACGATCTTATCCCAGGTGGATCTTTTGAGGGTTTGTTTCCCCTCTGGATGTCCACCTTTAAACCAAATTGGAAGGAATTCCAATTTGAGCCTGGGAATAAGGTTATCACCGTTGCTAAGGACGCGACTGCTAACAGAGTCATAGCTGTGGAGCCAGGATTTAACCTCTGGTTTCAACTCGGCATTGGCTCGTATATGCGGAAGTGTCTCTTACGCTTTGGGATCGACTTAAGGTTTCAGAGTAAGAATCAGGAGTTAGCGCTACTCGGTTCAAAAACCGGGAAAGTTGCGACTATTGACTTCTCATCTGCTTCTGATAGCATTGCTTACTGGGTCGTTGAGGAATTGTTTCCGCCTCAATGGATCAAAGTAATGAATGCGTGCCGG